ATGAATGCTTTCTTTGATGGCTTATGGCTGTATCTTAAACTATTATTACTTCTTCCAATTTTGGGGTTGGGGGTTACGATTGTAATGTTTGTTATAGGTGGAGTAATTACTGGAGCATCAAACGTATTTGGATACATTTTTACAAAGTTAGATGCAATATGTACAAAGAATATAATATTGCAAAAGATTTGGTATATGATACTTGCTATTGGGGGGATTATTGTAGCATTAGGTGTTATTATTGCAATAATAAGTATAAACATTAGAAGTTGTAATGTGGATAGGTATGATAGTCATTTAGAATGGTATAGAAGATAGTGTAAAATGCAAGACAATAAATCCCCCCAGCCTACTTTAATTAGTAAGCTGGAGGTAATTGTATTTAGTTAAATTTTTTAGTTTTTAAAAAGAGTAATTCCCCAGTGTATTAAGTATGGTATTAACAATGTATAAAATATAAATTCAGAGCCATCATAATATCTTAAATCTGTGGATATAAATGGAAATACCCAATCACGTGCATCTCTATTTTTATCATAAAATATTAAACACATCATATTAATAACAAACCAAATCATATAGTAAGAGAGAGTGGTTTTAGCTTTGTTCGATAATTTAACCTTCGCCAATGCAGAAAGTAATAGAGAACATTTGTTAGTAGCATCTGCATTATTTACTAGCTTAATACCACAATGCTGACAATATTTAGAATCGTCGGCAACTTCTTTTCCACATCCTTTACAATACATAGATTTACTTTTGTATTTGTTGATATTAATTTATGGTACAATTGTGTACTATTTGCTCTTCATCTATAAACTCTACTTTCTCTTGAGTAATATTTAATCCTATATTTGCATCCTCAGATGCCTCACTATTATTTAATTTGATAAGAATCTTCTTACGTTTATTTCTTGCAAACCAATACATTTCACTAATAAGTCCTATTGGTTCGCCTACAGTGGGAACATAGTTAACATATAATCTAAATTTAGCTTCTTCTTCTGACAATAAGTCATTATAAACAAACATTTGAGATAATATTGGCTCTTTAGATGTTAATTGATATTTTAATTCACTTTGTAATACACATTCTATTTTCCCTTCTGTCAATCCTTCTACCCTAATTTCAATAGCTGATGCAACTCTTTTAAGTTCTAAAGAACATATATTATTTGATTTTGGGGAGAATTTATCTATAACACCATAATATCCATCTCCTTCTATCAAGTCTGTAGTATCATATAGTGTATTGGGAATATACCAATTAGTTATACCGTAAAATAGTCCATTGCTAGGATAATATATAAGTTCATCTGTATAAGTCTTATGGTATTTAATAGAACTTGTAGCACCTTTAGCACGGAACTCCCATTTAGAGAAGAAGTCATAATATAATGCGGCAGATATTCTATATTCTCTATTCTTCTTTAATTTCACGGTTATATTCTCTAAATTTCTAAAGAATCCATAAGCATAGTCACTAATTAAAGAAGTATTTGGATTTATTTCTTGTACTTCTATTGCATATACAGGATTTTGATTACCTGCCCGACTTATAGGTTCATCTGTTATATCTATAGAAGCATCTATAGATAATTTTAGTGGTACATCTATATACTCTTCTTCTATAGGTGGCACTACTGGTTCTTCATCATTATTGCAAGCTGTGAAGCTGGTGATAATAGAAATGGCAATCAGAGCCATACTTAATAATTTAAATACCTTCATTGCGATAACAATTTAAAAAGAGTTATTAATCTTTCGTCTAACACTTTTGCAAATATATAAATTAAACCAAATTTAACCAATAAAAATGCACAAATAATAATAAGAACATTAAAGCCTAATCTACCAATCAAGGCAGACTAGGCTCTTTAAAGTTCATAACAATTTATTTCTTCTTCCATCCACCATTTACTAAGGTAAATCTTTGAGCCTTATTAGAAGGAATCATAATAACCTTCTTATAGTAGTTACCGTTATCGGCTGCTGTAGTAGTCGGACAGTATTTATAATCTATAGTACCAAAGTTCCTAACAGTATTAGTACTATACCAATAGGCATTAACTTTAGTTCCATCTGTAAAGAAGTTAATGTAGTATGCTGTATCTGACTGGCTATCTTTCTTATCCTTCACTAAGGACTTATATTTAGATACTTCCATTAAGTGAGTATCATAGCCTTCATACTTAATATCTCTTACCTTTATTTCGGCTACTACCTTCTTATCCTTATAAGTAAAATAGTAGTCCACTGGTGCAAACTTATCTTCTGTAGGATGCAGATTAGTAGCACCCACTTGTATTAAAAATGATTCTAGTAGTTTCCTTCCATTTAGTTCTAATTCATCAAATTTATCCATTTAAGCTAGTAGTTTGTACTAGCCTGTATTCCATTATCATAAGTCATAAATCATTCACATTAACCATATACCATTTACAGGCTAATGGGTTATTCTTCCTTAGCAGGTTCTTCTTTAGTTTGTAAATCCTGCTGTACCATCTGTAACAGTCCAGCCACATCTTTATAAGGTTGCTGGACTAAGTAGTTAATAATTGCGTTAATAGTTTGTTCTGACATACGTTTCATTCACTTAGTATATTTAATGCTTTATCTGATTCTGATATAACTGCATTTCCTTCTTCATCTACCCACATAGTTCTTATCTTTAATAGCCTTAATAACCCTATCTGTTTCTTCTGTGATATGTTGTTTAATCTCATTTACTACAGTCCTAATAAGGAAATACATTAGAACTGCTAAGAATGTTAGTAATACATAGGTTGTAAACATAGTATATATAGTTTAAGTAGTTAATAATCAAAGTAAAGTAAGGCTATCTTCACAGACTACCTTACTAAATGAATAACGAATCTCAATAATCTTTATGTTCGGATAATCTATAAGATAGTAAATCTAAATACAGAATTTGGTGTGTAAATAAATTGATAGAATCTATGTAGTAGGATAATCTATAAGAAGAATCTTTGTATTAGAAGTATCTGTAGTATTATTACTTTGATTAGTAGTAAAATAGAACTAAATTACTCACTAACAAGACCGATAAAGCCATTCCCATATAACTCTTTATCGTATTACAAATATAATAATATTATTTTACATATCAAAACTAAATTACAATAATTTTAATATTTCATTTAAACACTATCTTAGGTCTGATTATTGTAATTGAGAATAAAGGTTTAGTAGTATATCTGTAAGGAAATCATTTTCTTCTACAGTTTTAAATCTTTTCCTGTCTTTAAGTTTAGCAGCATTATAATAAAGAGAGAAATTAGCTGTTAGTTCATTAGTGCCAGCTAGTAAACTGGCTATCTTAATACATTTTGAATCTTTGTAAAACTTAATACAACCACCTTCATTATAAAGTCGGATGATATATTTAATTCCTATGCTGTTTAAAATTTCCTTAGCTTTAATACCAGCTTCTACTGCATCTTCCTTTAGCTTTAATATTCTAGCTTCTTCTGATTCTTTTGTACTGGGTGTAAAGTCAATAACCATAGCTTACTTAATTTTAATGTACTGAATGATATAGCCTCTTAAATACTTGCCATCTATCTTCTTTCTAGTTTCCTTAATAGTAGCATATTCTTCAAAGTCCTTAATACTAGCCTTTCCTTTAATTCCCAATGTGCCATAGATGCTATTTAAGCAATCTTTAATATCAGCAGAAGGAATAAATTCACCGATTCTAAATGCAGGAATAGTAAGCAGTAACTTAGCTACTTTAGCTTTATTATCCATCTTTTCGGAGATACTAATAAGAAGTCTTTGAATATGTGAAGTATGATATTTAAGTTCCCTAATCTGTTCCATACCTAATAGTTCATAAGCATCTTTGATATAGCTATACTTCTTCTTTAATAAGGCTAATCTGTCACCATCTGTAAGACTGAATACCATACTTTCCTTTCTTTGTATTATAGAATCATATTCTTCTATAGCATCCTTAAAGGTAGTTCTGGCTGAATCATTCTTTAATAGCTTATCAGAAGTCTTATCTGTACTGCATCCTACAGCCATACCAGCCTTATTATATTCAGTACTTAAATTGATTTGTAAACTATATGTATGGTTAAGTACCTTGAAGTTATAAATATCCAGTTTCATCCTATTAGGGTCAAATACAAATTCACCAGTATCTTCATCCTTCCAAATGTAATGATAGATACTTTCTTTAGTTCCTTCCTTAATTTCCTTATCATTATTAACCTTAGTAATATATGATTTAGCTTTCTGTTCTTCTTCCAGAACTACCTGCTTATATTCTTCATAAGTAAGGTCTGTATTGTATCTGGTAGCTTTATAAAGATGTGTAATAGTATCTGCATACTGGGTATTTCTAATTCTACCTGCTATCTGTCTTACCTGTGTACTAATATCCATTAAGGTTTGTGCCTTAGTGCTTTCAGAGATGATATAAATTTTACCTTCTGTATCAAATAAATCACAGCCTTCAAAGCAGGTGGAAGTATAAAAGTTTATCTTCTTTACAGGGTCAGTAGTTTCACCATTAGTAACACCTTGGCAAGTATGCTTATAGCTTTCATTATTCTTACTAAAGATGATTCTGGTATTCTCATTAGTAAGGTTACAGTTCTTAATCATAGTAGCAATAAATTCCACCGAGTTTACAAAGAAGTGAGCATTACCAAATATCTTACCTTCTAAGAAATCATTGATAACTTTCTTCACTGTAGCTCCTACATACTTACATTGTACTGCATTTACCTTTACTTCGGTCTTATCTTCCCAGTCTATCTTAAAGGTCGGAATATCCTTTAGTTCTTCCAGCATTAAATCATATTCAATAGGGGTAGCTGTTAAGAATGACCATTCTTTGAATTTCTTGTATTCATCTAATACAGTCCTTACAGCCTTGTTTCTAAAGACATACTGGATAAATAACAGGTGTAGTTCATCTATTAGTAAGAAGTAGTTATAACCAGTAATACCAGCAACTTTAGCTAAACTATCATAAGTACACATAATCTTTTTAGCACCTTTCTTAGTATTCAAATACTCTCTAATTTCGTATGTGGTAACACCTTCATAAACACCTAGTACATTAACCTTACCATCTGTATTATATTTCTGCATCTTATTCTTTATAAGTGATACAAAGGGAACACATATAATAGTATCTTTACCATCTTCTAAAGCTATAGATGTTCCGCCACAGCCTACTTTACCTTTATCTATTAAATATCCTACTGGTAAACCATTCTCTTTGAATAATGGATATTCACCTAAATACTTGTACTCTTTAGTAATAATAATGTTTGTCATAATTGTAAATTGTTTGTTTAGTTAGTCGGTTTAAAATCTGGAGTTTAGAAGCATCTGGAGTTTGAATTATGGGTGTGACCATTTTTTGGTATTCTTTCTATAGAAGATTGAGGTTTCGCTACCAAATATTGGTCATCTAAGAATAAAATAATAAGCGTATCACTACGCTTATTATTCTACGCTTAACTAACCCAAACTCAAAAATTATGATGAATAATTAACAATCAGTACCTAAAATATGCTCAAAAGGTACTTATGGTAATAACTTTGTGATTCTTAGAAGTGAATTAAGTGGAAGAACTGGCTAATCAGCTAGCCAGTCCACCTAGAAAATCGAATTAAAATCTATGTTTCAGTATGATAGTTTCCTTCATTTATTGTAATACAAAGATAGTGAAAGATTTTGACTTATGCAAATTAATTGTAACAAATTTTAAAATTTATATTGAGGGTGCTATAACAGCTATATTCTTGTATTACAGTACGCAAAGTGATGGATGAATGAACTTAAAGTAAAGTTTCTTGTCACTTCTTTCTACTAGACCAGCTTCTAAAGCTGAATATACTGTATTATGTTGTACCCCTATTTCGTGAACTATTCTATTCAGAGATAAATCTACTATATTGGATGCTATTCGTGACCAGCATTTGAATCGGATTAAGAAGCCGATTACTAATCTATCTACATCTGCATCTAATAGGCTACTATCTATGGTTACAAAGAACTTGGCAGGTTCTGTATAGCTATACTTATTACTGCATCCAGTTCTATCTATTGTTAGGTTGGCTACTTCTTCAAACTTCTTTAGATGGTTAAAGATGGTAGTTTCACTAACACCTGTTATTCTTACTATATCTTTAATAGTACTATCTGGATTCTTACTAATGGCTATTAGGGTACAGAAGTAAGTAAATGCTTCATTATTGGTTAATGCTTGTAATACTGGTATGCTTAATTTAATGTTCATAGTGATGTTCTTTTGCGTGGCACTCTTTACAAATAGACATAAGGTTATTAAAGTCAAATGCTTTGGCTAGTCTTTTAGTGCCAGTATAATTCATAAAGGAATCTATGTGGTGAATATCTTCTGCTGGCTTAATAATGCCTTTGGCTAAACAGAGTTCACATAATGGCTGCTGCATTAGCTTAGCTAGTCTTAATTCCTTCCATTTGGTAGATTGGTATATCTTCTGTCTTTCTTCCCTGTTAAATGTTCTGGAAGGCTGCTTATTCGGTTTCTTTAGGTATGGCATATAGTTCTGATAGTATTATGTATTCACCTTCTTCATTCTGTACTTCCAATGGTGCTAATTTACTATTCATTGTATAGCTGGACTTCTTAGCATAGCATCTTATAGTATTGAATTGTACTCTTAGTAATGCTAATACAGATTCTTCTGTTACTTCTTCCAGTCCTACTTCCATACATCTTATTACTGCTTTCTGTAGGAAATCTTCTACAGTCTGGGACATATAGATAGTATCTTTATAGTATGTAGTGTATTGCTTTACTAATTCGGGATAATGCTTAGCTATTATATTAGCTATCTTAGAAGCATTTCTATGAAGTGGCTTATCTATTACTGTATTGTAGCTGTACTGGTCATATTGTGGCTTCCAGTTAATTATCTTATCTGCTGTTTCTGTATCAATGTGAAATAATGCTGCTGCTTTGTCTAGTCCGTAATCATATATATACTGTAGAAGGACTGATTTAGGTGGTCTTTCCATTCTTGAATTTAATGTACTGGTTAATGGTTTCCCTATTATAATTGAAGAAGTCCTTTAGTATGGCTTCTATCAGTGGTGCTTTATCTGATTTGCTGTTAGTATGTTCATCTATAATATCAATATTTCTATTAAAGAAATCTGCTATTATCAATCTTAGTAGTTTAGACCTGTCTTTACCTAATAATTGCTGTAGTTCCGTTAGTAGCAGGTCAGTATTTAGGTCTATTTTAGCTTTAATTTCTATTGGGTAATTACTTCTTCTTTCCATAGTTTAGCCTTTAATTGTATTACAAATTTACTAACATCTTAACAGACTTCCAAATAAATAATTCACATTCTTTAATAATTATATTATAGTGATTATAAGTCAATTAGAGCCATTACATAGCTTTATAAATTATAAAAATTAAATAGACTATAATATGATAAATTACACTATTCCAAAGGACATTGAAAAGGATGCTAAGGTATATATGCAGAATGTACTGGAACAGCTGGATAGTACTGGTATGTTAGAGAATGTGGATAGTGCAGCTTTAACGATGCTGGCTAGAAACTACAGTATGTTCATTAAAGCATCCAAACAACTAGAAGATGAAGGTTTGACTGTTACCAGTGATAGAGGTAACATAGCACCGCACCCAGCTATTAAGATTGCTAAAGATGCTCAAACGCAAGCTATGAAAGTTATGCTGGAGTTCGGACTAACAGCTAAGGCTAGAACTAAATTGCCTAAAATAGAACAGGACGGGTATAACCCATTTGAGCAGTTTATAAAGGAAGGAAAGGAAACTAGGTAATGAATACCAAACTTTACTATGAATATTGTAGTAGGGTTCTTAATGGTGAAATAATAGCTGGTGAAACTATTAAGCTGGCTTGTAAGAGATTCCAGAATGACCTTAAAAGGGATGATTTGGAATTTAAAGAGGATAAGGTAGATAGAGCCATTCTATTTATCAGCACATTGAAGCATTATACAGGTAAACATTCTGGTAAACCATTCACCTTAGAAGGATGGCAGCAGTTTATAATAGCTAATATAGTTGGATTCTACTGGAAGGGAACTACTACCAGAAGATATACTAGCAGCTATATAGAAGTAAGTAGAAAGCAGGGTAAGACAGCTTTAGCTGCTGCTTTATGCTTGTATTATTTAATAGCTGATGGTGAAGATGGTGCAGAAGTATTACTGGCTGCTAATAGTAAAGAGCAGGCTAAGATAGCCTTTGATATGTGTAGCAAGTTTAGTAAGGGATTGGATTCTAAAGGCAAGTATCTTACAGCCTATAGAGCTGATATTCTGTTTAACCTTACTAATTCCAAGTTGAAAGTATTGGCTGCTGATGATAGTAAGCTGGATGGATTTAATGCCAGCTTTGGTTTATTGGATGAATATCACGCTGCTAAGAATAGTAAAGTACGTGATGTTATTAAGTCCAGTATGGGGATGAGGATGAATCCACATCTTTGTACTATTACTACTGCTGGCTTCGATAAAACTTTACCCTGTTACCAATTAAGAACCGTAGCTATAGAAGTGCTTAATGGCTTAAAGGTAGATGATGAAATGTTTATAGCTATCTATTCTTTAGATGCTGATGATGATTGGAGAGATGAAAAGAACTGGGTTAAATGTGCGCCTAACTTGGATATTACAGTTACTTCCAAGTACATTAGGGGGCAGGTACAACAAGCTATTAATAACCCTGCTGATGAAGTCGGAGTTAAAACTAAGACTTTGAATTTATGGTGTGACAGTTCTAATGTGTGGCTACCAGAGGACTATATTATTAAGTGCAGTCAGGAAGTAGACCTTAATAAGTTTGCTGGTATGGATTGCTATGTAGGTGTGGATTTGGCTGCTACTTCGGATTTGACTGCTGTAGCTTACTTAGTAGTACTGGATGGTACTTACTACTTCAAAACACATTACTATCTTCCAGAATCGGCATTAAAGGATAAGGCAGATAAGGAACTTTACAAATACTGGAAGCAGCAGGGGTATCTTACTGTTACCAGTGGCAATGTTACCGATTATGACTATATAACTGCTGATATGCTTAGATATGCTGATGTAGTTAATATCCAGTCTGTAGGATATGACAAGTATAATGCTACACAATGGGCTATAGATTCTACAGAGCAGGGATTACCATTAGAAGAATATCCACAAACACTAGGTAACTTTAATATGCCTACTAGAGAACTGGAAAGGCTGATATTATCTGGTAAGGCAGTTATTGATAACAATGAAATAAATAGGTACTGCTTTAGAAATGTTACTTTGAAGTCTGATTATAATGGTAATGTTAAACCGAATAAGGCAGTAGATAAGAAGAAGATAGATGGAACTATAGCAATGATACAGGCTTTAGGTATGTATCTGAGAACACCACATTACACAAATGAAATACTGACTATTTAATGGGAATTTTTACTAATTGGTTTAAAAAGAAAGAACCAGAACAGGAAACCAGAGGGTTATTCTGTGATTCCTTAATGTATAATATGAATGGCGGTTATACCACTAATAAGGCTATGCTGTTATCTACAGTCTACAGATGTGTAGATGTTATTAGTGATGCAGTGGCACAGCTTCCATTAGAGCCATATTATATTACTGATTCTGGTTATAAAGAAAAGTTTATTAAGCATCCTACTTACTACTTACTGAACAAAGAGCCGAACAATAAGATGAGTAGGTTTACTTTTATAAAGACTTTGATAGTAAGTACACTACTTAAAGGTAATGGATATGCTTACATAGAAAGAGATGCTAAAGGAGATGCAGTGGCACTTCATTATTTACAGCCAGATTATGTTACTATTACTGAACAGAAGGACGGAATTAAATATAGTGTTGTAGGCATTAAAGGACTGGTAGAGCCTTGCAATATGATTCATATACTGAACTTTAGTTATGATGGTATTACTGGAATCAGTACTTTACAACACGCCAGACAGACTTTAGGACTGGCTACAGATTCTGAATCACACGCACAAGGATTCTTTAAAGGTGGTGCTAATCTGGCTGGTATTCTTAAAGTACAATCTACTTTAACTGGTAAGCAGAAGGTAGATTTAAAAACTAGCTGGCAGACTGCTTTTAGTCCTACTACTGGTACACCTAATGGAGTAGCTGTATTAGAAGGTAATATGGACTTCCAGCCTATTACAGTGAATCCTGCTGATGCACAACTATTAGAAACCAGACAGTTTAATGTAATTGATATTTGTAGGTTCTTCGGGGTATCACCTGTAAAAGCATTTGACTTATCCAAGAGCAGTTATAGTACTGTTGAGGCTACCCAGCTAGCATTTCTTACTGATACATTATCACCATTACTAGAGAAGATAGAATTAGAGTTTGAAAGGAAGCTGTACAAGCCTTCTGAAAGGAGTAGAATAGATGTAAGATTTGATACTTCTGTATTACTAAGAGCAGACAAGCAGTCTTTAGCAAACTATTACAATACACTATTTAATATCGGTGTGGTTAGTGCCAATGAGATTAGAAAGCAGTTGGATTTACCTGCTATAGATGGTGGGGATTCTCACTTTATACAGGTTAATCTAATGGAGATTAAAAATGCTGCTAATAACATTCCATCTAATAACAATATAATCAATGATACAGACAATTTACAAGGGAACTGACTTGGTATTCAATATTAAGTTGGAAGATAAGGACGGTATTCCCTTTAGGGTAAGAAACACTTCTGAATTTATACTTAGACTTTACACCACAAACCCAGCAGAGTTTATAGAATGTAGTTTTAAAGGTGGTGATTTGACTGGTATAGTAGAAGAAGATAGAATAGATAAAGCGGTTATTAATTCATCTGACCTAGATAAGCTACAATCTGGACTAATTTATTACAGCTACAGCTTTAAAAGTCCTAATGCTATGTTCAATGATGCTTATTATGACGAGGTAGTTAAAGGGCAGACTAATTATTATTTGAAGTAATGGGACTACAGAGAGCAACTAAAGAAGGAGTATTAGAACTGGATAGAATCAGTGCCAAGATTGGTAGTACAGTTAATGCTGTATGGGGTACTATAGAAGGTGATATTACTAAGCAGACCGATTTACAGGATGAACTAAAGAAGGTAAAGGATAGTATTCCTACTAAAGTTCCTGCTGATGGTGGTAATGCCGATACTGTAAACGGACATACAGTAGAATGTGATGTACCTGCTAATGCTAAGTTTACTGATACTGTTTATGATGATTCAGATATTAGAGAAGCTGTCAATATTAAAGTAGATAAAGTGGAAGGCAAACAGTTATCTACTAATGACTATACAACACCAGAGAAAGAAAAACTAGCTAGTCTTAGTAACTATGATGATTCCACACTAAGACAATATGTTACATCTTTAGAGGAACAGAACAGACTGCTTAAAGAGCAAGTAGCAGCATTACAGTATCAAATAGATAATACAGGTTGGATTCTATTAGAATAATAACAACACAATGAGAGAACTAAGAAACTGTAATGAAATTGTAAAGATGGATTCTAGGACTGTAGAAGGGTATGCTTTAGTATTCGGTAAGCAGTCTAGGGATTTAGGTGGCTTTACTGAAGTAATAGAACCTACAGCCTTAGAAGGTATTTTAGAAAAGTCTGATATACTATGCTTACTGAATCACAATGAGGATAGAGGTATATTAGCCAGGTCTAAATATGGTACTGGAAGCCTAGAATTAACTATAGATGATACTGGACTTAAATACAGGTTTGAAGCACCTAACACTGCTTTAGGTGATGAACTGTTAGAAGGTCTTAGAAGGGGTGATATTAGTACTTCTTCATTTGCCTTTACTATCGGTAAAGATACTTGGACTAAGAAGGAAGATGGTAGCTATTTAAGAACTATCAATAGCTTCAAAGAATTATTCGATGTATCACCAGTATATAAGGAAGCATACCCAGATACATCTGTAGCATTAAGAAAGATGCAGGATTTAGAGAGCGAGGATTTAAAAGATTACTTCGCTGGACTTAGGAGTAAGTTAAACTAATGAACACCTTAGAACTACTGGACAAAAAGGAACTGCTTCAAAAGAGAGCAGAGGAAATTATATCTGGTGCTGAGAAGGAAGTAAGAAAGCTAAATGCTGGCGAGCAGGTAGAATTTGATGCACTTACTAAAGAAGTGGCAGATATAGATATTCAGATTAGGAAGATTGAAGAAGATAATCTTAAACAAACAACACATACAACTAATACTATGAAGGAAAAGTTTTCACTTTTAAAGGCTATCAATGATGTAGCCAATAACAGACAATTAGACGAGAGAGCACAGGAAGTAGTAACTGCTGGTATCGCTGAAATGAGAAAGGCAGGTCAATCTTATAGCGGACAGATTGTACTTCCTATCGAAGAAAGAGGTGATATTAAAGCTACTGTAGCTACAGCAGGACAGGAGAATGTAGCAGAAGATAAGTTGGGTATTCTTGAACCATTGAGAGCAAGTTTAGTATTGGCACAGGCAGGTGCTTCTTATATGACAGGACTTGTAGGTAATGTTTCTATTCCTGTTTATTCTGGTTCAAATGTAGGTTGGGCTGGTGAAGTTGATGCTGCTTCTAATGGCGGTGGTACATTCTCAGAAGTAAACCTAGAACCTAAAAGACTTACTGCTTATATCGACGTATCTAAGCAATTCTTAATTCAAGACTCTAATTCTGCTGAGGAAATGCTAAAGAGAGATATTGTTTCAGCTATTGCTAATAAACTTGAAGCTACTATTTTGGGTAGTGAAGCTGGTGATGCAAAGAAACCTGCTGGTATGCTTAATGGTGTTACTGCTGATGCAGCTAATGTGACTTACAAAGATATTGTTAAGATGGAAGCTGATTTGGAAGCTAAGAATGTAAGAGGTAATATTAAGTTTATTGTTTCACCTTCTGCTAAGGCTGATTTAAAGACTACTGACAAGGGTACTGATACTGGTAAGTATCTGATGGAAGGTAATGAGGTAAACGGTTATCCAGTTCTTTGTACTTCTGCTGTTGCAGGTAAGGGTATTGTTTATGGTAACTTCGCTGATTTGGTTATCGGTCAATGGGGTGGAATTGATTTAACAGTAGACCCATATACACAGGCTGCTAACGGTAAAGTAAGACTTGTTATCAATGCTTACTTTGATGCTAAGCCTAGAAGGGCAGATGCTTTTGTGAAGAAGGTTTTAAAAGCCTAATTATAGTCTATTTAATAAGTAGTAAGCTATGTATATAACTTTAGAACAAGCAAAGAAACACCTGCTAGTAGATGAGGATTTTAGGGCAGATGATATGTACATTCTGGACTTAATAGCTGTAGCAGAGGATTCAGTATCTAAACATTTAGACATAGCTTTAGATGAATTAGAAGTAGGTGGTACTTTACCACCTGCTATAATTCACGCTATGTTACTAATGATAGGTAACTTATATGCTAATAGAGAGCCTGTAGCATTTGGTACGGTAGTTAAACTGCCTTATAGTTATGAATATCTTATAGGACTTTATAAACACTATGAAATAAAATGAGGGCAGGACTATTAAATTATCCAATTACCATACAAGAACCTATAACACTAAAAGATGTATATGGGGCTAATGGTATAGACTGGAAGGATGCTATAAATACCAGAGCGCAGGTTACTTATAATTCTGGAAACAGACAGAACCAGAATAATGAAATAATCCACTGCTATACAGTTACCTTTACTATAAGGCTATATCACAAAGTTAATGAGCAAATGCGAATTATTTGGAATGGCAATAAGTACAGGATTCTTAGTATTAACCGAGAATTATATAAGCAATCAATAACTATAGTAACTGAATTGATAAATGAATAATATAGAAGTAGATGCCAGACAGGTTACTTCTATGTTTGCAGATTTGACTAGTAGACAGCAAAGACAGGTCTATAGAAGTGCTTTAAGAAAGGGTGCTGGTATCTTAGTCGGTGAAACTAAAAGACAGCTAAGGCAGACTTTAGGCAGAGCAGCTTCTAGTAGAAACTGGTGGAATGGTAAGACCTTAATAAGTGGAATCAAAGCTAATGCTGATAGAAACGGAGAAGAAGCTAAGGTACATATTATGGGGGACTTTAGATTAAAGTTCTTTGAAATGGGTACTAGAGTTAGAAGAACCACTGGTAGTAATACTGCATCTGTTAGAGGTCGGAATCCTATTAGAAGGCAGAGAGCAGCAGCCAATAGAGGTAGTATTAATGCAGTACATTTCTTTAGAACAGCTAAAGCCAATAAGGAAAGGGAAATCTTTGATAATATGGATAACCTTATAAGCCAGTCAATTCAGAGAATAGCTAATAGGAACAGACGATGAGTTTACAAGTAGGTAAAGCTATCTATAATATCCTTAGTAATGATGCAAAGGTTATAGATAGTGTAGGACATAAAATTTACCCTTTAATAGCTGATACAGGTACTACATTTCCATTCATTGTTTACAGAAGAACAAGCATAGAACCATCTGATAGTAAGGATAGGTTTATATATAGTGAAGATACTTATGTGGAAGTGGTTATAGCTTCTGATAAGTACAATGAATCTATAGAAATTGCTGACTTGGTTAAAGATGCCTTACAAGGTAAGAAGGGTAACTATTCTGGTATTAACATATATGATATTAGAATGACAAATGCAGATGAGGATTATATAGAAGATACATTCATTCAGAACCTTACATTCAACATAAAGACAAATGGCAGGACAAGTAATTAACGGTGGTGACTTAATGCTATTTATTGACGATAAGTCTATAGCATTTGCCACTAGCCACAAACTAAGTATAAATGTAGAAACAGTAGAAACCACTTCTAAGGATAGCGGTGGTAAATGGGTAGCTAAGGCTGCTAGAAAGATTAGCTGGAACTGTAGTACCGAGAACCTTTATTCTAATGATGGTGAAGGTATGACTTTTGACCAGTTATTTGATAAGCTGACAGCCAGAACACCTATTAAGGCTGTATTCTGCTTAGAGAAAGATTATTCAACAAAGAAGGACGAAGTACCAGAAGGGGGATGGTTGCCAGCTATTACTGGAACTTATTCGGGTAATGTTATTATTACAGCACTGGAAGCTAATGCACCTAATGGTGATAATGCAACATTTACAGCTTCATTTGAAGGCGTGGGAGCACTTACAAAGGCTGCTACTGCTTAATATAGAGCCTTTATATCTCTAGGTTATGGAGGTGTAAAGGCTTCTTTTTTTAATACTTATTAATATGACTATTAAAGGACAAAACTACAAACTGAAATATACTCTTAGAGCCTTATTTATCTATGAACAGATTACAGGTAAGGCATTTGAGTTAAAGACTATCACAGATGAATATCTATTCTTCTACTGTGTCTTACTGGCTAATAATCCAGACAGTTCACTAACCTTTGAAGAACTGATAGAATCCATAGATGAAGATATGAGTATTATGCTGGAGTTCCAGAACTTCTTAAAGAAGGAACTGGAGAAACAACAGCTATTTATTACTAATAATTCAGATGCTAAAAAAAAGTCCTAACCACTAAGGAGATATATTCAACTTTAGTAATAGAAGGTGGACTAGACCCAGAATATGTACTAGACAAGATGCAGATGTATGAGTTAGAACCATTGATAAACAATTTACATAAGAAGGACAGGAATGGCTGGGAACAGGCTAGAATGATAGCTTATGTAATTGCACAATGTAACAGCACTAAGAAGTTAAAGCCTACTGATATAATGCAGTTTACTTGGGATAATGATACTACAGAAGAAACATCTATTAGTAATGAAGATATTAAGAGATTGAAAGAGAAAGCTAAACAATATACAATACACAATTAAATATGGCTGATTTAGTAACCAGACTACTTCTTAATAGTAGTCAATTCGATAATAATATAAGACGTTCCACACAACAAGTACAACAGTTTCAGCAGGTAGGCAGGAATATCACAGCCACTATAGGAAGATTTGCTGGTGTGCTAGGTATAGCTATGACTGCTGGAGAAGCATTTAATAAGGTTCTTAATTCCAGTCAGACTTTAGGCGATATGACAGCCAGTAATATGGCTGCTTTAAAAACTTCTGTGGATGAGTTCTTTTATAGCTTGGGTAGTGGAAATCTATCCAACTTTCTTACTGGTCTGGGAGATATGATAGATAAGGCTAAGGAAGCTTATGCTGCATTAGACCAGTTAGGAAACACACAAATTAGTTATGGTGTATTCAGTGCTAAGAGCCAGTCGGAAATAGCGGATGCACAATATATAGCTAAGAATAAGTTTGCACCTGCTGACCAAAGGAATGCTGCCTTTGATAAATGGAGAATAACACTACAGGAACAACAAGCAGCTAACATTAGGTTACAGGAAGAACTTATTAATTCAGCATCTAAAGCTGTTGAAGCTAGAACGAATGCTAATATTACTGTAACTATGGAAGATATGCTTAAAGCATTTGAAGCGGATTTGTTAGACCCTGCTAAGAGGGATGAGGTTAAATCTAGGGCTAAAAATGGTACAGCTAACTATCAATCTAATGCTAAAAGAAAGGACTGGTCACAGGAACAGAAGGATGCTTTAGCTGAATCACAGAAGCAGAATCTTATTATTCATACTATGCTGGAAAAGTATAGTGATGATGAATTAAAGGATATAGCTGCAAAGATTCAGCAGTATTACCAGTTAAATTCAGCATTAAAGAGTACAGCCAGAGAATATAATGAAACTGCCAATGAATATAATAACAGTATGGCTAAGATGGAAGATTTTAAGTCAGTAGAATCATTGGAAGGATTTAAAGTATTCACAGGAACTACCACCAATAAGACAGAAGTAAAGTTACCTGTAAAGCCTGTTATTCCTGCTGGTTCATTAGCAGAACTGGATGCACAGATAGCATCTGTAAGAAAGGAATTAAACCTAGCTATTAGTAATGAAGATAGGATAAGAATCAATGCTGAACTTAATGCACTTACAGAACAAAAGAGGGTGATAGAGTTCCAGTACAAATATCCTAATGCACCTAATGTAAAGCTGGATGATGAAAGAAGCAGTTTAGCAGATGTAGCTAGGAAGCCAGAAATACCTACTTCACTTCCAAAGTTTGAAAGTCCTATTACTAATAAGAATATCAAACTGAATAATGAGTATGCACAAAGTTTAGGTGCAATAGCTTCTATTATGGGTTCTGTAACCAATATGACTAATGAAGGTGCAGCAGCTTGGTTAAGTTGGGGTGCTAATTTGATTAGTGCTATTGCAGCAGCTATCCCACAAATTGTAGCATTAACTACAGCCAAGAAAGGTGAAGCTATTGCCAGTGGTGTAGCCAGTGCAGCACAAACACCGTTTGTAGGATGGTTGTTGGCAGGTGCAGCAGCAGCGGCTGTAGTAGCAGCTTTAGCTAGTATTCCTTCCTTTAGTACTGGTGGTATATTTGCTGGCAATAGTACTATAGGAGATATGAACTTAGCTAGGGTAAATGCTGGTGAAATGATTCTTAATAATAGACAGCAAAGGAATCTGTTTAACCTGCTTAATGGAAACGGCACTACTGTAGGTTCTGGCGGTGGTCAAGTAGAATTTAAGATTAAAGGTAAGGAACTTGTAGGAGTTCTAGCCAATTACAATAATAAAACAGCTAAAGTAAGATGAAATATACAGCACAATTCTATGATATAAATGAGAAGCTATACACATTGGAAATAGGTTCTGGAGAAGTGCAGAACATTACTTTATCTGCTACACCATTCATAACCGAGTTAGAAACTTCTGATTCACATCTATATAAACCTTGTAAGTATAGCAGTGCTACTATAGGAATGATTACAGACGATTATAAGTTTGATTTGTATAGTAGTACAGCACAACAGAATAAGGTAGTTCTTAGTAGTGCTAGTGGTATTGTATGGGTTGGGTATGTAACACCCAATCTATACAGTCAAGGCTATGAGAATGAATTAGAAGAAATAGAGGTAGAATCCATAGATGCACTTAGTACATTACAGTATTATAAGTACACCACTATAGGCGGTAAGAAAGATATAGTATCTTTTACCCAGATTATAAACCATCTGCTTAGTAAATGTAATGCTTATAGTTCTTTCTATATTTCGGATAATACACAATTAAATGCTACATCTGACTTTTGTTTACCTAGTAAGATGTATATCAGTGAACAGAACTTCTTTGATGAAGATGATGAACCTATGACTATGCAGGAAGTTCTGGAAGAAGTTTGTAAATACCTTAATGTAACTGCTGTAGCTGATGGTGATAAGGTTTACTTCTTAGATTATGATGCTATTAAAGATGGAATCAATACTTACTATAAGTTTACCATTGGTAGTACAGCATCCACTAAGGTAACATTACAGCAGTCTAAGGAAATAGAAGCCAGTGATTATGTTGAAAATGGTGGTCAGTTATCCTTAGATAATGTATATAATAAGGTTACTGTTAAAGACAGTCTATACAGCTTTGACAGCATTATACCTAGTATCTGGGATGAGGACTATTTAACTAACTATGGTGGTAGCTGGTCTTATGTGCAGGAAGTAAATGAAGATGGTAAAGGTGGTATGCACAAATGTTTCTTTAAGTATCTAAAGAACAGTAACTATAAATGCTACTATTATAATAAGACCACATTAGCACAAGTATCAGCACCTTCTACTATTAACTATGCTACTACACAGAACTATGTAGGTGCTACTATCTGTAAAGCCTTCTTTGATAAGGTTACTGATTTTAATAAGAAGTACAATAATATCAATTTTACAGACTATGTACTATTACACGTTCATAATACTTATGATGGTAAACTAAGACCATTGTTTGAACTGGAAGTAAATGATAATAATGTTAGCTTCATTGGTGGTTCTACCTATCTGATTATTAAGGGTAATTTCCTATTTATGGATAGGGAAGGTGAGATGTATATAATGCAGGGGTATAGTAACAAAAATGATGACTTCAACCCAGATAATCTTTACATAGACTGTAAGTTAAAGTATGGTAGTATGTACTGGAATGGTTCTAGGTGGACTTCTACAGATAGTACATTCAAACTATACTTTGATAATCAAGGACAGTCAGACCATTGTATTAACAGGATATTTCCAGTTAAAAATAACATTGATTGGAAGATGGGAATAGATGGTGAAGGTTACGCTATTCCAATGCCTAACACTAATGAAGTGATTACTGGTAAACCTACCTTTACATTATACCATCCGCACAAGGTGGATAATAGCTATAGATGTGATGCGGTGTTTCTTAGTGACTTCGATATACAGGCTAAAGTTCAGAACTTTCAGAAGGAAGAAGAAAAGGATTCTGATACTGAATACAGCAATATTATAAACGAGGACTTTGTAAATGAGATGGATTCAGAAGAATTTGCTATATGTACTTGGGATAATAAGGAATGTAACTATAGTGCAGTTTGCTATAGTGCTAATGGTACTAGCTTTACTTATCTGGATAACGTATATAATAAGGCTACTAAGCAGATGTATAGACTGGAAGAGCATCTTATATATAGGCTAGTAACACAATATAGTACACCTTCTGCTATTCTGAATCTGAACCTACAGAACAAGTTTAAAGTATATGCTACTATGACTGATAACCACCTTCCAAATAAAACCTTTATAGTGGATAGTATTACTACAGATTATAGATTATGTAAGCAGGAAATACGGTTAATAGAGAAGAAGTAATATGCAATTTACAAGAACAAACATAAATAAGACATTTCGTAACGGTGTAGTTAATGCCAGTAATGTAGCTGTTACTAATGTTGGCGGTGGTGGGGGAAGTTCTTCTTTAAGTGGGAACTTTCTACCTGCTGTTAATAATGGTGATGGTTCTTATACTGTAGATTTATCAAAGGTAGTGTTTACTGGAAACTTAATTGGTGAAGGTGAAATTACTGCTTATGGTCAAGGCTCTACAGGTGGTGGAAGCACTTCTACAGGTTCAGTTACTATTTATGATGGTTTGGATTCTGTAGCTGTAGATGCTGCTTTATCAGCCAATCAAGGTAGGATATTAAGAGAGATGATATTAGAAGCTGGAACTGGTGGTAGTACACTATTATCTAAATTGGAAGATGTAACACTGACTAATCTGGCAGACGGACAGATATTAAAGTATGATGCAGCTTCTAAGAAGTGGGTTAATGGTGATGGTACTAAGGTTACTTGGACTAATATAGAAGGGAAGCCAGCAGCACTTACAGATGCTAGTATAGCTAAGTGGAATGAGAACAGCCATACACATACTAATAAGACTACATTAGATAAGATAACAGAAGCCAATCTTACTAGTTGGAATAACAAGCTAGATAAAGCTGTATGGGACAAAGCATTTTACTTTGATAGTGCAGGTGGTTTAAGAGCAAAAGTTAATGTAATAGGCGAGAAAGAAATTAGTGCTTATGGTGCTGGAACTACTTCGGGTGCTGGAACTGTAACTATAGTGGATGCACTTACCAGTACAGCTACTGACTGTGCTTTAAGTGCTAATATGGGTAGAATCCTTAAAGATATGATAGATTCTAAAGGTGCTGTTTCTAGCTGGGAAGATATAACCGATAAACCTAGTTGGATAACATCTACAAAACCTTCCTATAGTTGGAATGAGATTACTGGTAAACCTAGCACCTTTACACCTTCTGAACATACACATAATTATGCCAGTTCGGTTAAGGTAGGTAATACTGCTTATAATGCTGCTAGCAATGTTATTAGTTTACCAGCTTATCCTACTTTATCTAGTTTGGGTGCAGTTAGTTCTACAGACTTTAACGCACATACAAGTAACACAACATTACATATTACCAGTACGGAAAGAACTAACTGGAATGATGCTAATAATAAGAAGCATACACATTCTAATAAGTCTGTATTGGATGGAATAACATCTGCTAAGGTTACTAATTGGGATGGTGTAGTAACTAACTGGAATAAAGCTTTTTACTTTGATTCCAATGGAGATTTGAAGGTTAAAGTAAATGTTATCGGTGAGAAGGAAGTTTCAGCCTATGGTGCAGGTGCTTCTGATGGAAGTGGTAGTATTACTATAGTAGATGCTTTAACCAGTACGGCTACAGATGCAGCACTTTCAGCCAATCAAGGTAGGATTCTAAGGGAATTGATTGATTCGAAGGGTGAAGGTGGCGTTACTAATTGGGCAGACTTGGAAGGTAAACCAAGCTGGATTGGGGCTAATAAACCTTCATATACTTGGGCTGAAATAAGTGGTAAACCATCTACATTTGCACCTAGTTCACATACTCACAATTACGCTAGTACAGTTAAAGTAGGTTCAACAAGCTATAATATAAGTGGAAATACTATCAGCTTACCAGCATATCCTACAGTTCCTTCTGCTTTAAAGAATCCTAATGCACTTACTATTAGTTTGAATGGTACTTCACAGGGTGCTTATGATGGTAGTGCTGCAAAGAGTTTCAATATAACAGCAGCTAGTGTAGGTGCAGCAGCCAGTTCGCATAGTCATTCAATTAGTAATGTTAGTGGTTTACAAGATGCCTTAAATGGTAAAGCAGCTAGTAGCCATAATCATAATAGCAGTTATGTATCTGCATTAGGAACTAATGGCAATTACCTTACTTGGACAAAGAATGGTACTACTAATAATATTACAGTTCCATACGCTAGTAATTCAGACAAGTTAGATGGAATGAACCATACTGATTTTGAGAGTTATAAACTTGTAACAATAGATGCCTCTGGTTTGAATAATAATACTTGGTATCCTGTAACTATGGTTATTGGAAACTCACAACAAACAAGAATCAGAATCGAAGGTAATACTAATGCTAATGCTACTTGGAATAGTAGAAGTGATAAAAATATGGCTCTAATACTGGACTATACAGTTAATGGTTCACAATGGGGCTGGACTCAAGTAGTAAGAACTATACACGCTTATCAAGAGGGGGCTGGAACATCTAGCTGTTTAAGAGGATTGGGACAACTAACAAATTCTTCTACAGAATATGTATATGTTAGAGGTGGGGCAAAATATAACTTTTATGTTAGTAGATTTATAACGCCTACTTTGAGAACATCTACATATACTACTAGTAGTCAATCTGTAGCACCTGCTACATCTGCACCAGCAGCTATAAGTAGAAATGTGGCATATATTTCTGATACAGTAGCAGCAGCCAATAAGGTTACTAATACATTAACCTTTACAGGCTATCAATCCAAGTCATTTAATGGTAGTGCAGCAGTCAGTGTAGCTATACCAAACAACACTAATCAGTTAACCAATGGTGCAGGATTCATTACTAGTAGTGCTAGTATCAGTGGTAATGCTGGTAGTGCTACAAAGCTACAAACAGCCAGAACTATTAATGGTACTTCATTTAATGGTACTGCTAACATTACTACGGCAAATTGGGGTACTACTAGAAGTATTTATATCCAAGATGCTACAGCTACTAATACCAGTTCGGCGGTTAGTGTAAACGGTGGTGGTGATGCTTATTTGAAATTACCAACTAACATTAAAGTCGGTACACTTACAGCTACAGGTGAAGTGACTGCTTATTCTGATATTAGGCTTAAAACAGACATTCAGCCATTAGAGAATAGGGGTTACATTAAACCTGTTACATATAAGAAGGATGGTAAGGATAGTATAGGATTCATAGCACAAGAAGTAAGGGAACTATATCCAGAACTAGTTATAGAAGATAATACAGAAGATAAGTATCTATCTGTCAACTATGCACAATATGTAGCAGTATTACAAGCACAGATTATAGACCTTAAAAAAGAGATAGACGAATTAAAGAATATAAAAACTAAATAATATGGCTTTAGCAAGTTCGGGTATAACAACAAGTTTAGTCGGAAACACATTAGGCATATCAAATAGAAATGTAGGTGGATTATGTACTAGTAGTAATGTGAATCCGTGGAGTAAATGGAAGCCTATACATAGTACTGTATCTACAATGACTTTAGGAGAATTAAAGAATAGAAACTATGGGATTGAGATAGTGCAAGCAAATAACCCTACTTCATTAGTAAGTGCTATTAAGGCTAATGGAAATAAAGGCTACACATACAATAACCCTACTGGCGGTTCTAATAGCCCTTATAGATTGGGTGACTTTAGAAATTATGAACATAGTGCAGCTATGCCTTTGTATGCTACTTATAAAGATGGTGCTGTACAAAATATAGGCGGTGTAACTTCTAGTAATCACGCTTCTTATGAAAAACCACTAGCAGGTATAGAATCCAGTACACCAGGGGGTGATACTTCTAGTTTAACTTATCTTACTAAAGACGATATATATACAGTATATGGTACTGATGGAAGTAAGTTGAACCTTCATAGAGGTGCTTTAGTAACAGATGGTTCTAAATCTTATTGGTATAGTGAGAAGTTGTACTGGTGGACTACACAGATGCAACAGTTTGCAGGTAAGACAGTACAAGTATATGAGTTTTTAACTAATGCCGTTAATACACCTACTTCACCATATACAGGTAATGCTAATGATAGATTCTTAGCCTTACCTATGCCAGTGGCATCTATACAAGTTAAGGCAGATGTAGTAGCAGGAAGTCAGAAGGTGCAAATTATCTTTAAGGCACAGCAAAGAGAAAGTAATACTAAGTACTATGATTGGGAACTACAATTTAGTGCAGTAGGTTCTACTTATAGAGGTGGTACAATTAGTAATATTTCAGTTAAGCTATGTAAGGATAACAAAGGTATCAATCAAATTGCTACTGCTACTGGTCTACCTAAATCACTTACAGTTAATGATGAAACTACTTCACAGATATATACTGGTTCACTTTATAATAATAGCACATCTTCTATTTGTTGGCTATGTTTATGGTTTGATAACCAGCTACAGAGGTCTATACAGGCACTTATGCCAATGCCAGACCCATCTTTACCATAGATTAATTAATAACACATTTAAATTTTAAAACTATGGCTACAACTATCGAAATGCAGCACACAAATTACAATGTAGTAACAGATAATGGAACAATGAAGTTAGAAGGTACATTCAATATTGATATGAATGGGAAGATGAACTATAATGTTAGTATCTATCTTATTGAAGATATGAAATATATTGGTGATGCTAACTACTGTGAACTGGATGGGGGATTAGTTAATTATAACTATAACCTTCCAGCAGCTAATAAGGCTGATGTAATAGCATTAGTAGATACATCCATTCAAGAAATTAAAGTTAAACAATCAGCAGAATGACAAAAGAAGATAAGCTAAACTTACAATTAATATCGGCAGCAGTATTAGTAATAGTAGGCTGTGGTTTATTAATTGGAGGATTCTGTGTAGCACCATTAGGAATAATAGACAGCAGCGTACTTATTGCCTTTGGTGAAACTTGTACCTTTGCTGGTGCCTTGTTTGGTGTAGATTATCATTATCGGATGATATTTAGAAAGTAAATAAATTTAGCCTGTAGTCTGGTGATAGATTGCAGGCTATTTGTTTATGTGGCTACTTTGTAGTACATTTGCATCGTGATTCTGATAGCACTATTTGTCTGAATAGCCAGTATAATAGTGTATTGGCATAATTTAAACTTTTTATATTATGACACAGAATCAAGAATCACAGGTGGATGTTCTTTCAGTATTGGTATCAAATGACCGTAGCGAACTGAGTAAGGTCTTTGGTGTTGGTTTGTACCCTACAGACAATGACACTGTAGAACAGGTTAAGGCTAAATGCCAAGTTCAGCTTTCAAGACTTGAATTGCAGGTTGCTTATGTTAAGGCTGTACTAGCAATTCCAGATGCTAATCTAAAGTCTGAAATGAGAAAGGCTAAAGCTTATCGCTACATTCAATCTCTTACAGAGGATGATAAAGCAGCTTTGAAGGAGTTGATAGGTCAGTAACTGGAAGGACTTCAAACAATGGGGCTAGCTTCGGCTAGCCTTTTTTATTTTAAGATGTATGGAGTATAAGAAGTTTGGAAGAAAGATAGTGGATGCTATCGAAGGTATAGATAATCCAGCCTATAAGGTATCATTAGACTGCATTAGAAGAAGCCATTTTACATTAGGTACTTTAGTTATAGCTAATACTATCTATGATGGATTTATAACACTATGCCAGTCTAAGAATTATCTATGTGCTGTTCAGCAAATAAGGATGCAGATAGATAATTGTATGACAGTCTTTGCTAGTCAGTTAGTAAAGAACCAGACGTCTTTCTATAACCACTTTGATAAGGGTGGAGCTTTAAACCAGTTGAAAGTAAAAGGCAATGCACTAACTACTAACTATCTATTGGAATTATTAGATGAGAAGTATTTAGGTATTAGGGATATATACAGGGAAGGCTGTAAATGGATTCATCCTACTAGCAAACGATTGAACTTCTATTATATTACACCTTTGACTAATGGAGAGCCTACTAGTATTGTAGGTTATAAGGATAAGGAATATAGTATAGTTAATGGGTTAATGGCAGATACATTACTAGAAGATATATGTAATGATATGTACTATGCTATGGATATACTGCTAGAGTTGGTAAATGAACAGATAAGGCTACAGAGAGAAGAAGCTAGTGCTGTTACTACTGGTGAACAACTAATGAATAACATAGATGAAGTATTTGATAAGATAGGTATTCAAGTAGTTTCAGATAAGGGGAATGGGGTAATATTTTAAGCTGATAGTGCTTTAAACCCCAGCCTACCCTACTTTCCACGGCTGTAAGTTTCCAAATATGCAAAAGGTTGCATTATTTAACATTCT